ATAGACTGGCGCACCTGCCCCGGCAGGAGTTCCATAGGGAACCGCCACAGTCATTGTGCCGCGCACAAACCCATCGCAGGGCTGTCCGGGAAGATATGCCCCGGACGTGTTCTGCTCCCCGCTGTTGTTGGTCGGGTAGTAGGCATTCGTCTTGACGTTGGCCTGTGCAAAGGCAATCCCCGTTGTTCCGGTCACCGATGAACTGTCCACGGTAATGAACTGGGCCACGCTCGAATAGGTGTTATTTGAGTTCAGCACCAGCGTATCGCCGAAGTTCGCGGCCACCGTGTCAGCGGGGTTCAAAAGCCGATTCGTGGTCAACGGATAGTCCGACTGTGAAATCGTGCCAATCGGACCCTGAATGAGTCCTGTTACTGGAATGATGCTTGCAGGCATGGTATCGCTCCTTATTTCCGGGCGCGTGTAGCGCGGCGGTCCACATATTCGTTGTACGCCTTGAGTCCATCGGCGTGAGACTTTCCGTTGAAGAATTGGAACATCGGGATTTCTGCTTCGTTGTCGGCTGCGCCGTCCGCGCTAGAGATGCGCGTCAGCAACGCGAAGGGGTCGGTAGCGCCGTCCTTGATACCGGACTTCACTTGCCGAACTCCTTTGCAGAGAGCGTTATAGGCATCCTTCGCACCCTTGGACTTGCAGGCCGCGATAACGGGCTTGAGCGTGAGCAAATGTTTGGCTGCATCGCCAGTCGAAAACTCAGACTTAGAATGCTCATCGGCGGGAAGAATCAGGGCGTCCGCATCCTCGGCGGCTTCCTTCTTCTCGTCTTTCTTGTCCTTCTTCTCGTCCTCTTCGAGCTTATCGGCGTCGGTCATTTCATCTTCACCGTACTCGGCTGCGTCTTTAGCCTTCTTGTCCTTGGCTTCCTTACGCTTGGCGAGGCGTTCCTTTTTCTCTTCCTCAGTTTCGGCCTCATCATCGTTGGCCGCGCAATCCTTAGCCTTGCGCTCTTTTTCTTCACGCTCTGCTTCGGCCTTGGACTCCACTTCGTCCTTGCCGCCCTTTGCTTCCTTGAACGCAGCATCAACGATAGCGGATGCCTCATCCGGCTTTGCGTCCTTGAGTGCGGCCTGAAGGCCAAGAGCAATAAGCAACCGATTCGGCATAATGGTTCTCCTATTCCTTGATTCTAGCGCACTGTCACCTATTCCGTACAAGCGCCCGGCTCGACCAGTTGGAACCATAGCCACATGATTCCCTCTAATCTCCGTCATAATGAATTTACCATGCTCGTCTTTTGCAAGCATGAACGTATAGCCGCAGGACACATCCCGCAGCCCATTTTCAACCTTGAGATTGAGATCGGGGTGTTTTACCCACAGGTCAGCAATCGGCCCAATTTCGCCGTCAGCCATACGCTCCCCGGCGCGAACGTTCATCACATGGCCCCGGCTGATGCCATCGTATTCATCAACAGCATCAATCAGCACTTGAGGATCTGGCGGATGTTCGTCTAATACAGATTTACCCTCGAATGATGCCAAAGCTTCGGGAGATAGTACCTCAGATTCAGGCCGATAAACAGTAACAACCTCATCGTCGCCAACGTTCCATTCTTCTCTGTATCCGGGGTTTTTCTTGATTTCGCGTCCTAGATAGTTCTGACTTCCTGTACGCGCAATCGGCACATTCCTATAAATCCGATAGCCCTCTGGCGTCTGGAACCAAGTCTCCTTATCGGGAAGCTTCGTTGCGTAGTATGTAAGACGCGCCATGAAAAGAATATAGCACAACTACAATTTCAGGGCATTGGTGTATTCCGATGATTCTGTCAATAGCGGTTTAGCTCATAGGAATCTAGTTAGTTACTCGGTTGAAGGGATGCTGATACGTTTCGTGATGAGGTTCGCCGCCCCACTTCGCTATGTAGTATTGGCGGTAGAGCGGGAACGTGATTGAATTATGAAACGCTAAATTTACATCGCTATTTAGTGTTTGGCTTGGCTCATGGAACACCTGAATACCTGTCTCGCGCTTCTCATATCCAGCAAGTTCAATGCGCCGGTAGAGATCATCATCTGCGAAATACCAAGGAAGCGTGAGGTCGTATAAACCTACATCGTCAATGAAGTTTGCATTGAGCGCCACAAGCGCATCATAGTTCGTAAACAGGATTCCCCATTTTACGTTCGCTGCATTAAGACGGCGCGCCTCGGCGAGAAGTTGCAAACATGAACCCGGAGCAGCAACCGCGTCCGAGTGCATCCAGATACAGATATTGCCACCCATCGCTCGTGTGCGTGCAAGGGCATAGTTGATATTCTGGACAAACAACTGCTCTGTGTGCGGCCTCCACACTTCGCACGGAGCATCCCATGACAGTCCATTCTTAGAGCTGTCCATGATGAGCATATTAGGCGCGAAGTCTATTGCGCTATCGACTGCACGTTGCAGCAAGTCCTCACGATTGACGTGTAGAAAGTATGCCTGATAATCGCTCATGATTCCCTTCTAAGCCACGCATCCCATCGCGGCCATAGATTGTTCCAGTTAAGTTCAGGCGGTAGACTTGCCGTCGCGCCCGTAACCGCAAGCGCCTTTTCCGCCCATTGATGCGGCGTATAGACCGGACGAATTGAGCAGAATGTTCCTTCGGGGCGAAACGCTACTGGCTCAAACTTGAATTCAGCAGAGAGCCATTCAGCGCCGCCACCGTAGTTGCCATGAATACAAGGCACGCCACAAGCGAGAGATTCATAGATCGGAAATCCAAATCCCTCAGATAATCCAATCCCAAACGTCACATCGCAAGCGGAGTAGGCCCACGTCATCTGCTCATCCGTCAATCGCCCGGTGGTCACTACAGCCTGATTATGTAGACCGTAATCCATAAGCAGAGCAGAGATAGACCAGAATCGTTCCATCATGTCGGTGTGAATCCAGAGCAGAACGTCTTTTGTTTTGGCAATATCCGCCGCTGCCGCAATAGCTGTACCGAAGTCCTTTCGAGCCTGATTCGTTCCAACCATGCCGATAACGAACTGGTCTGGCTTGATAGAGAAGTCGGTATCGAATACAAGCTGGCCGAACTTGCGCCGTGCCTTATCGCGTCCACGCGGTCGCCACACTTGCGGGTCAATGCCGTGTGGTAGGGCTTCAATCGTTCCGCCGATGGTCCGTTCGATGATTCGCGCCGACCATTCGCTGTATGCTAGTACGCGGTCACACTTACTAAGCACTTCACGGAGCAGGTAGGAGAGCCGTCCATTCGGCCCCTCCGCGTCGATAGCGGTGTAGGTCCAAACATCAAACGGTTTGCTTTGCAGGAACGTGCGAAGGTTTGCGTATTTCTCAAGCGTCTCTGGATTGGTTACGTGCGGCGCGGGCTTGCAATACTTCGCAGGGTCAACCAACCAAAGCAACCGGCTGGCGTCCCAAATGACCAGCAAAATCCCCGGCTCATCCCCCGCGAACACTCGCCATATCTCCGGCAGTTCCGTGACCACCCAGTTCTCCATTTCGTGCAGCGGGTAGTTTGGAAACGGCATAAAGATACGATCATCGAACCCCGGACCAACACATCCCACGCGGTACACGTCGCTCATGTTCTCATGGATGCGAAGAGCCAGTTCGCGGGTGATGCGCCCAAGGCCGGACTTAGATGACGGACTATCGCTCAAAATGAGCAGCGGAGTTGTCATTGCGGCTGTGCCTCTTTCAGCACATCCTCGATAATCTCCCGGAGCAGGGTACGCAGTGGCTTTCCCTTCGCCTCGGCCATCTTGCGGGCGACGGCCAGCATATCGTCATTCACGCGGATTACTACTACGGTGCCGACTCTACGCATGGACTTGCTTTTTCACGATGCGCTCAAGCAGCGCCCGCGCTACCGTAAGACTGTTTTGGAGTACCCAAGCATCTTCTTCACCGCGATAGCCGAGTGCCTTGAAACCGTCAATGGCGACCAGCAATGCACGCTCTGATTCGAGTAGGGTTTGCTTCTGTTTCAACGCGAGGCCGTGGCGCTCTTTCGCTTCGATGGCTGCGACTTGCGTTTGCCGTGCGAAGATCTCGGCAAACAACTGAGATTTGCTAGGTTGTTTCGTGGTTTTACTCATGCCCCTATTGTATTCCCATCCGTATCATAGTTGTCAAGAGACACGAAAGCCGCCCCGAAGAGCGGCCCCGTGTGCTCTGGCTCTCCGCATTTCTCCTTTCAGTGGTATAGATTTAGAAACTTTGCGCGGCCCATACGCTCAATCTTCCCATCGTGGTACACCTTTGCAGGAAATGTAATCTGGCCCAAATCCACAATGACGTTCGCATCGCAGCGGCAGTTGGGAACCTTCCCGGCCTGATAGTGGCCGAGCTTAGACCTGATTCCGGCCAATGCCTCTGGCGCGGGCGGGTCTGACCAGAACACAATCACATGGTCCATGAGGCGGTGTGAGGGCCGGACGCGACTATCCTCGCTCGACAGCCACTCATAGCAGGGAAGTGACAGGTGCGCGGCCCGTGCCTCGCTAATAGATGTTGCCGTGCTGGATACCTCAGTCCTGGCCAGCATTGCTACCCGGCTCTTGGTTATCTCAGGAATACGCCGCCGAATATCCTTTGCGATAGTCTCCGCCCGTTCCCCGCGCATCTGGCGTGTGGCAATCTGCGAAGCTATGTCCTGGGCTATGTCCTGCGGAACGGTTCTAATCAGAGCAGCGTGCTGACTGACCAGTTCGCGCATCTGCGCCCCAACCGGGCCCGCCATCTCACGTTTGAGCAGATCATAGATTCTTGCGCCCTGCGTAGACTTCCGAGCCGCATCACGCCACGATACCGCGTTCTGGATCGCCGTAGCCGTCACCATGCCCCGTGCCAGACGGTCTGAGGCTTGCATGACACGTTCACCGCCGCCGTTGTTCAGAAAGGCGAATATGGCCTCAAGGTCTGACCCAGCAGGAACCATCTTGAGCCAAGACTGCATGAGGGCATTAAGGGCGCGGCGGTATTCAAGCTCGATACGCATTGGCCGATGGAAGTCTGGCATTATTTAGACCCCTTGCCGCCCTCGGCTTTCTTCGCTTCTGTCCCCGTTTTACCCTCTGAAAACTCCTCAGACCCGGCGCGGGCCTCCTCTGCCTCAATCTGCAAAGGTACCTGAACATCATCGTCCGCCGCCTCAATCATTTCGTCGGTCACGTTCGTGCCAATCTCGGTAATCTTCGAGGCGGTCTGGATTTCGCGCAACGTAGTCTGACGGCCAATAATCCCATCGGTAAAGTATCCGCGAATCGCATCAGACTGGCTTTTGGCAAGCTCTGCCTTTTCCTTCGCGTTCATCGTCCGCATCGGCGCGAAGTTGTAATCCAGATCATCCGGCACCATGCCCCAAGTGCTCATACAGATAATTGGGATTAGCTTATCCATCAAAGGACGTTCTCGCTGCTGACGCTCTTGGTCTGCGTTATCGTAGTACGCTTGCAAATCGCCTTCGTTGGAACTTGACAGCCCCGATTGCGTCTCTCCGAAGAGCCTTGAAACCGGATAGCCGCTGGCTCCGCAGAGGCACATAATCTGCATTCGCATGACTTCAGACAAGCCAGAGAACGAAGCCTGATGAGTGAATAGCTGCTCATCCTCTCCTAGAATCAACAGCCCATTCGTGCTGATGTTCTCCGATACCGCTGCCGTGCGTACTAGATAATCTTTCAATTGCTGTTCTGTCAGTCCAACACCGGAGAGCATCTGCGCCAGCATAGGATTCTGCATGGCAAAGACGTTCGCCCTTGAAATCAAGTCTGAAACCGCCGCCATGCCGTAGTCGTAGCGGTTCAGCTCATCCAAGACACATTCGATTTCGCTCATGCCCCAGTAGGTTTCAATCTGCTTCTCAAACAAGGGAAGGTCGCGGCCAACAAAGCGCAAACAGCGGGAATGATGGACGCGCAACCGATCTCCCGTCTCAGTGTAAACATCGTAGTACACCGGGTATCCGTATTCGGCGGGGTTGTCTAAGTCTCTGACCAGTTCCGAGCTAGGTGACATACCAGACCAGCGGTCAACTACGAGCAGCCCTTTGTAGCTGTCCACATCCACATCTTCTAATGCAAGGGGCTGTGAGAGATCGTTATGTCCCTTGAGAATGATGATACCGAGCGCCCCCCCGAATAGACGGCCCCACTTCCGAGCTTCTATGTATTTCTGTAGAGTTGCGGTTGAAGCAACTACTTTGTCGAAGTCTGCAATCTGTTCTGGTGTGACCTGACTGACAATGGACGGAAAGGCTTTTAGCTGGTCCTGGGGCTTTGTATCCACGATAGACCGAATCACCCATGAGCCGCGATACATGAAAACGAGCTTCTGGTAATCAAGCGAGATACGGAAGGGGATGTGCCGTCCACCGTTGGCTAGGCTGGTACTGCCCCATCCTATGTTCGCAGCGGGGTTCGCGTAAACGTCACCAATACCCGCCGCCTGATTCACTGCCGGGAGTCTCAGCCTTGCCGCCGCCCGCGCCTTCGCCGCCTGTAGTTTGTCGCTCATGGAATTATCTTACACC